GGTATATGACAAAATTGAAGAAGGTGTTGCCAATGATTTTGTGTTGCATCCGACCGGTAATCCGTTGACAATTATGCTTCGTTTAAGGCAATATGTTGCTCATTTGAAAATCGATAGTATTGTCGAACTTGTTGAGAGCATTCTTGAAACAGGAGAGAAGGTTGTTATCGTGGATTATTTCAAGGAACAATTATATGACTTGAAAGAGAAATTTGGTGATATTGCCGGTTTACATACTGGTGATCAGTCTGTAGAGGAGCGTGATGAAATTGTGAAGAGATTTCAAGACCCACACGATCCAATGAAAATATTTCTTGGTTCGGTTCAAACTTGTAATTATGGATTAACGTTGACTGCGGCAAGTAAGGTTTTTCTGCTTACACTTCCATTTGCACCGGGAGAATACGATCAGGTGGTAGATAGATGTATTTTAAAAGGTGAATTAATATTAACTAAAGAAGGATACGTTCCAATTGAAAATATTATGGTTGATAATTTAGTTTATACTCATAAAGGAAATTGGAAAAAAGTAATCAATATTAAAAGCAGAATTGAAAGAAAAAAAGCGTTTTATGATATAAAATATAAAGGATTTTATAAACCGTTAAGATGTACTGAAGACCATCGCATATATATATATGATAAAAAAACAAATAATTATTATTGGTGTGAAGCAAAAAATCTTGATATTAATAATCATTATTTAGTATTGAATCAATTAAATATAAAAAATAATTATATTGATGATTCAACCATAAATGAATATATTGTAGGAAAATCAATGAAAAATAGAATAATTAAAATAAACAAAAATCCTATTTTTTCTGATGATTTATTATATGCTATGGGTCGTTTTGTTGGTGATGGTTGGACAAATGAAAATGATGTTTGTTTATGCGGTCACATTAAAGAATATGAAAACGTAAAAAAATGTATTTTAGATATAAAAAAATCGTTTAGTATTAATACAAATTCTTTATATGAAAGAAAAATAGATAATAAATGTGAATTTTCAATATATTCACAAGAATTAAAGGTTGCTTTTTCATCATGGTTTGGTATTGGTGCATATAATAAAAAGATACCAAATTTTATTTTTCTTTTAGATAAAAAACAGATAAAAATATTTCTTAATGGATATTATGATGCAGATGGATATAAAAGAAAAAATACTCAACAAGCATCAACCGTATCAAAATATTTGACATATCAATTATTATTATTGGAAGCATATCTTGAAAATACACCAACTTTAAGATATAATAAAAATGCTAAATGTTGGTCATTTGAATATTCAATAAATGATAAAATAAAAAGAAAAAAACTTTTAATTAATTTAAATGGAAATGTTTTATATCCAATAGAAAAAATAGAAATATATCATTCTAAAAAAGACGATGAACGGGTTTATGATATTGAAGTTCAAGATGACCATTCATTTGTTGTTGGTTTATCTACTGTTCATAATTGTCATCGCATAACTCAGAAAGATGTTGTGAATGCATATTCTATGATATTTCCTGATACGATCGATGAATATGTATACAATTTGATTGAAAGTAAAAGGACTGAAATCGTTAAAGTATTGGATAACGAAGATTATAAATCAAATGTAGGTAATTCAGTTTTAGGTGAAGTCATAGAAATTATAAAGAAGAAACATGGCAAGTGAGTATAAATGGGGTTATTATAACCCATTTCAGGATTTCCTCCTTAAGGCAATGTTGTTAGGTGCGGATATTGCCGATGAAAAATCGAGAAAAGGCATAACGGATGGCTTCACGTACATCTTAAAAAGTTTTTTGGAAAATGAAGGAGATGTTGCATATTTGGATTTCGATATAATTAGTGAAAATGGATATGTTAGAATTATTGGAAATAATTCAGTATCCGCTTTATGGCTTTCCGGAATAATCCCAGAAGATACAATCACAGTGTTGAAATATAACACGATAATTGTTGATGATAGGAAGTACGTGTATAATAAAAAGACAAAAAAATTATCTTTTTCAATAATAAAGAATTAAATGGATAAGACAGCAATACTTGCCGAAATCAAAAGTTTTCTCGACGGACGTAATAATGATTTGAAATATTTGGTCAATGTTGAGACAGATTCTTCATCCAATCTTGCGGAATGCGTTATTCACGCACCGGGAGAAGAACCGAAGATTATCGAAATGAGATATGAACCTTTTATGTATGTGAAGGATTTGAATAAATTGGAAATTAAGTTATACGAAGGACATTCACAGATTTATCGGGACAGTATGGCGGTGAAGTACGGGATTACAATAAAAAAATTGAAGACCGGAAATCAAAAAAGGTTGCTCGAAGGGTATTGTTATAAAGTAACAAGCAGTAAATCGTTCAATTCAATCGTTAATTATTTCAATGATGGTGGTTTCAACCCCTATGAAAAAGAGGTTGATGAGAAAGGTAAATGGAAAAGAGATAAGAAAGGAAAGTTAATTTACAAATATCGTGATTTGTTTTATTCCCCAAAACCGGTAGAGCAGTTTTTTATATCCACGGGAATACGTTTGTATAAAGGATATGAGGAATATAAGAACGTTCATAAGGTGACATTCGATATTGAAACCACTGGCTTGCGTTATCAAACCGCAAGAGTTTTTGCTATTGGGGTTAGGGACAATCGTGGTTTTGAAATTATTCTTGAAGTTGACAAAATTAATGATAATGAGTCTGAAATCAGATTAATACAGGATTTCTTCAATTTGATTCATCTTCTCAACCCTGCCGTTATTTCAGGTTATTTCTCTGAAACATTTGACTTTGATTTTATATTGGGTAGGGCGAAAATTCTTGAAATGGATTTATCCCAAGTTCCAACATCACTGAAAAAAGATGTCCCGTTGAAAAGAAGAGCGGATGTTTCGGTCAAATACGGTAATACTGCCGAGAAATACACGGCGACCGAAATGTGGGGAATTTCTGTGATTGATATTCTTCATGCTGTGAGAAGGACGGCTGCGGTCAACAGTGATATCAAGGAGACCGGTTTGAAGTATATTGCGAAGTTCGAAAAAGTTGCAAGACCCAATAGAACATACATTGATGGGGAGGATAATTCGATTGGGCGTTTTTATTATGAAAATAAAATTTTTCTTATTGATGAGTTTAATAATTATATGCAAATTCCGGAAAACCATCAAGAAACTGCGAAAAAATTCCTTGCTCTTCAATATAATAAAAAGAAAGTCACAGAACAACAATATAATTCATTGCGAAATCAATGTCTTAAAGAAAATCCCGGTTTCGTAACTTGGTTCAGAGAAGAGGCGTTACCAAAGAAATTAACAAAATTTATCGGTGGCAAAAACCTTGTGAAGCAATACCTACTTGACGACTTGTGGGAAACTGAACAGGTTGATGAATTGTACAACCAATCGTCTTTCATGATGGCCAAAATTATCCCAACGACCTATCAAAGGGTTTGTACTATGGGGACTGCAAGTATTTGGAATTTGCTGATGACGGCGTGGTCATATGAAAACGATATTGCGATTCCTGTTTGTGACAAAAAATTGAAATTCTCCGGTGGTTTGGCGAGGTGTTATAAATCGGGGTACACGAAAAGACTTATTAAGATTGACTATGCCAGTCTGTATCCTTCGATACAATTATCGGAAGGTGTGTTTCCGATATTTGATATCACCGGCGTAATGAAAAAAATGTTGTTGTATCTTACCACAACAAGGAATATTTACAAGAAACTTGCAAATAACACCGAATTAAATAACGAGGAGATGACGTTGTTGCGACAAATTGACCCCTTATTCCATGTGAAATATATCAATAAGGAATTGACTGTTGCAGACAGGGCAATGTGTAAGATTAAACAACTCCCCGTTAAGATTTTGAACAACTCCATGTTTGGGGCATTGGGATCAGGCATGTCTTTCAATTGGTCTGACAATGTCTGTGCAGCAAGGATCACTTGCACAGGCAGATTGCATTTGCGCCATGCGATACATTGGTTTAATGATTATGGTTGCATTGCACTACTTGCTGTTACCGATGGTATCAATTTTCATTTTCCAGAGAAAACGAAAATTCGAATTACTGATGAGGGTGTAACTATGGCAGAAAATGAACAACCCATTGAGGAAATGTGGCAATACGGTGGTAAGACCGGCATACACGCATTGATTGAGAAATATAATAAGGAAGAAATGAAACCACCTTATATGTCGGTAGATGAAGATGGGGAATCAATTGCTTGTCTTAATCTGTCCCGTATCAATTATGCTACATTATCAGTATCGAAAGACAAGAAGACTGGTGAATTAAAAGAAAAGGTCAAACTTACCGGAAATACGATAAAATCCAAGGTAATGCCCGAATATATTGAGGATTTTATTGATAAAGCGTTAAAAATGATTCTTCAGGGCAAGAGCAAGGAGTTCATCAATTATTATTACGATTATGCGAACGATATTCGCTATATGCAGATTCCTTTGAAAAAAATTGCAAGTAAAAGTAAGATAAAAAACACCTTCACCGCATATAAGAAAAGGGGGAAAGATAAGAATGGCAGGCAAAAAGGAATGCAAGCACACATGGAACTGCTTATTGAAAAGAGGGAACAGATTGCAAGGGAACTATATGAAAAACACAAGGATGAATTCATATTGGAAAAAGTGAAAGAGGTTAACGATATTGACACAATAATGAAACTTGTTGCTAATTATATGCCCCCCGAACCAGAACTTGACAGTATGGTGTATTATGTAAATTGTGGTTATAAAAAATCACATGGAGACTCAAGGAAAATTAAAGACAAAGTAACTGGTAATGAAAGATTTGTCGCCAAATTGATCGATAATGAAAATCTTTTGAACAATCCGAATTTAACGGGTGAATATAATTATGAAAAATATCTTGATGCGTTCAATAAGAGGGTGATGACACTGTTGGCAGGTTTTGATCCTGAAATTCGTAAAAAGATACTTGTCAAAATAAATAAGCAGGGTGATCTTATGGGAAGCAAGGACAATTTTGTTAGCGATAATTTGGCCTTGTTGAATTTTGATCTCGACGATTTCAACGAATCAATGCATTTGGAGAAGTTGGAAGTTGAATTTTGGAATAAGACCGGATATGATCCGAGATTAATATGGAACGGTTTTAAGATGTATGATGACGATGAACACGTGGTTTATTATGAGATATATGAAAATGCGTTGAATTATCTGAATGATTTGATGACCAAAAGTAATAAGCCAAGAATCAAATCTATCAACAGTCAATACGAAAATGGTGATCTTGTTTTGATCAAGGCC